CCACACCGTCGAATATAAGACGCTGCATCTTTACCGACTGGAATACGGCTATCGTCTTTACATTGACTCCCATCATCGACTCCTAGTGGTGGGCAAACCAAATCATGAAAATCCTGCTATCGGCAGTGGGAGGGACCGTGAACTGGATTTGATCGCTGAACGCTTTATAGGCGACATCCGGCTCCTGGATGACATCGTCGACGGAAACCAGAAGATCGGTCGATACGAGAATATTCGGCGACTTGCTCTGTATGGTGAGCAAAGTAAATTGCGTCGAGAAGCCGTCAGGATCGATGGATAGTATCTTCAATGTCTGAAACGCGGTTACGGCTATCGTCGACGGCGTCAGCTGCTGCCACCAGTAAGTCACCCCGTCGGTGACATACTCGAACAGGGTCCCAGTGTCGGAAGAATACCACTGATCCTTTACGTTCGCGCCACTCGGGATCGCCGAGGAGACAGTATACTTCGGCGCGGAATTGATAAACACCATCCCCTCGCCAATCGGATAATTGGCATCGTTCATGCCATAGGATGTTGCCCCGCACCCGGAAGTCAAAGGAACATCTATCTCCAGCGTATTGATCACAGTGCCGTTCGCAGTGATTAACTCGACCGTCAGGACATAGCCCTGCCCCTCGACGCCGCCTGACAGGATGAAGTCGAGATACAAGTTCACATCGTCGTAATAAGCCGACGTCACGGCAAGTGGCGGATTGCTGCCGATATCGACGTTGAACGAATAGTTTCCCGCGCCGCTGGGCGTCGTCGGCAGTTGACTGTAATCGAGCCGGCACAGGACGGCCGCGTTGGCATCCTTGGAGAACCGCCCGAGATCAGGCGCACCACTATGCGCGTAGAAATACGCTACTTTATTATACTGCCTGATGGGGTCCAGCTGGGCCATGAATTACTCTCAGAGTAACGTGCTGCCGTAGGGAAGGCGCGGGCGGGGCGTGTTCCAGCCGCTCGGAAACATCCAGCGCTGCGACCCGTAGGTGAACATGCGCCGCACCTCGGTGCGCGCCAGACCCACTCCCTCATTGAACTTGCGCCCGTGATACTGCGCCCCTTGCAAGGACGAGTAAGGCTTGCCCGGCTGAAGCATCAGCCGGGTGATCACGCCGCTGGAGATGTAGGTATTCCACTTCTCCATCACCCAGTCGGGCGGCTCGGCGAAGCCATCCGCGTCCGTGGGGTCGCAGACGTTCATGGACAGGGTGGCGATCCAGGTCTCGGTCACGTTGGGGTTCATGTCGATCCGCAGGAACGGGCACTTGGAGCCGGCATTCAGCAGAAAGCCGACACGCCGAGTCCTAAATAATGGGTTCTGGCTCTCGCTCGGCTGAACGGAACTCTGCGTCACCGATAAATACTGAGATGGGCGCATCGGCAAGTAGGCAGGGGGCCAAGGCCCCTCCGGAGGCGGCGGCGAAAGCGGCCGCTCCATGCTCATGAGCCGTTGCACGATGGCGTGCTGGCAAGTCTCGATCTGGTAGTCGTTTGTCTGCGGCACGATGTAGACCGGAAGCTCCAGCAGCCAGGCATCGGTGCGGGCGAAGAACTCCTTCAGAGTATCGTAGGTCTCCAAGCGGATGACGCCATCCAACGCGCCCGGAGCTGCGATCCGGACACGGTCCTGAAGACGGGCGATATTGGTTGTGGTCATTGCGCGCTCAAAGTCAGGAAGTGGCTAGAGAAGCGTTGCAGGAAAGCGCCGGCACGCTGGTCTTGCGTATCGGCCACGTCGTAAAGCTGAAGCCAGCCGGAAAGCCCCCAGATCACCGGGTTGAAATACTTGCTGGGCACCGGCACCAGGGTGGCGTCGTCGTTCGGCGACTCATACTGTGGCGGCAGCCCGTCACCCAGGTCTCCTTTCTGGAGTGGCCTCATATACTTCAAGTCGAGGAACAGGTCCGGGCGAATACGTGAAAGTTCGCCCAGAATGGTGTTCAAGGCGAAGTAGATGTCGGCATCGGCATAGCGATACGGAGCTACTAAGTCCTGTAGCGTGCTGCGAGCCGCCGACACGTAAACACTCACCGGCAGGTAATACATCGCCATGCTAGTAGAACGTCCCGGGGCGAAACAGCAGGATCAAAATCAGGATCAGCACCACCAGGCCGATGCCGCCGCCGTAGTAAGGGCCGCCGTAGTAGCCGGAACGCCAGCCATAGCCGCCAACACCGAAGATGACCAGCAAGATCAAAAGCAGGAGCACTAGTGACATGGTGGTTACTCCCAGAGTAAACAGGGCAAGCCCCCGGCCGGGAGAGTGTCGGCCGGAAGGCCCGCCCAAACAGAAGCCGTCTAAGGCCCCGCCTGAGTCACCAGCGCCTGCGCCAGCGCCTTGTTGTCCAGCACCGCTCGGCCATAGACCTGCAAGCCACGCAGAATCTGACCGAAGGTGCGCTCTGACCTGATCGTCTCCACATTGGTCAATTGCGAGGCGAAAGTGAGCCCGTGCGCATGACCGGCGAAGATCGGGAAGACACCTGCCGCCAAGCCGCCGGCGACGCCGTTGGGCAGCAAGTTGGAAGCGTAGATGGTGAAGCGGTCAACCTGACCAAATCTCCCGTTGCGAAGTATGGAGATTTGATCGCCCGAGACGAACACCTCGCGCAATTCGGAGCGCTTGATCTGGAAGGAAGCCCAGGTCGGCAGCACCACCCAGCGCCCGGTCTCCGGGATATTCTGCTCGTCGAGCGCTTGCCCGAGGCGCAGGAGCAAGTCGATGATCTCGACCTGACCCGTGGTCGGGTTGCGGCCCACCGTGCCCACCGGGGCGGCGTTGGTGCCGAGGTTGATGTTGCCCGAGATCAGTCCGCCCGTGGCGCCCTGGTTGGCCGGAGCAGCCTGGTTCAGGATGAAGGTCAGGACGTCGCTGTCGACCGTGATCTTCATCTGCTCGGAAGCATCGTCCGCCCAGATCGACAGGTTGTTGATGTCGCTCTGCTTCTCGATCACGTCGTCGAGAATGGCAGCGAAATACTTGCCCTGGTCTATGGTCAGCTCGACGCTTGATCCAGCAGGACGCTGGAGCGCCAGGTCGCCGTTGACCAGGTAGTTGTTGATGACCAGGGTCGGCTTGGTGCGAATCTTGACCCGGTCGCCGTAGCTTTTGATCTCACCCTCGTAGTCGGTGTTGCTGATCGCCGCCAGAACGGTGGCCGCGTAGAACTTCTCGATCAGCTTGCCGGACCAGATTTCGGGAATAAAACCGGCGGCTACATAGTCCGTGCTGGTACTACCAGGCGGGTAAATGGGAGGTGCGGTTGCCGCACCTGCAAGTCCGAGAGCCATTTTCCATCTCCATTAGGCTCGATTGACCCTAACGGCGAATTCGTCCCTCTCGTCCCGCTTCGTAGAGCGAACGCTCCAGGGCATCGGCTTCCGCCTCTCGCCCCGCGAATTTGCCCGCCGTCTTGTCGCGGTAGAATTGGGTGATATCCGCCGTGCTGAAGATCGGCTTCTCAGGGGAGACTTGCGCTTGCCCTGTCTTCGCTCGTCCTGGCGCTGCAAACTTCTTGAGATCGGTTTGCGGGGTGGAGGCAACGGGTGTATTCCCGTCTGCCCCATTGCCCGGAACCGCCCCATTGGGTGCAGGGCTCGAGGGCGCCTGATCGGAAAGGAAGCCTTTGAATGCCGCAACCACGTTCGAAGTCATGTTGTTGCGGTGTGAATAAGCTAGAATATTACGCCGAATCTGCCCTGTCATCGGATCGGGTTGATCCAGCCAGCGGCCAAATTCGGGGCTGTTGTTGATATTTTCCCAGTCCGGCACCTCCTTTGCTAAGCCTTCATACATCTTGACGCTGGCGTCATAGGATACGGAGTTTTTGACTCCGCCAACCTGCTGCCTGACCGTGTTCAGCTCGTTGGTCAGCTGCGCCACGATGGGCTCATAAACCTCCCGAGCGCGCCGGCCGACCACGTCCATCAGCTCCTCGCCGTATTCCTTCACCTCCTGCGGCGTGACATAGCGCGGCACTGCCGCGGAGCTGTCAAAGCGCACGCCGGAATTCTGTAGTTGAGGCTGTTGCTGGGGAGGTGCCGAGTTCATCGAAGCCACCAGATGCTGCATGTCGGCCAATTGTCTGGCGATGCGGCGGTTGTTCTCCTGCTCGCGGTCATAGCGCCCTTTCAGGGAGTTGAACTGGTGCTCCCAGTTGGGATCGACTTCCGTCTTCGGCGCCGCCGCCGGCTCTGCCGGCTGTTTCGGCGGCTCTGGCGGCGGCTCGGGATTGGCCGGATTGAAATTCGTCATCTGGACGCCGGACGCGGGAGGCGGAGACGTAGGCACGGAGCCAGGCTGCAAGGCAGGCTCGGAGCCGCCGGCCGCATCGCTCGCCGCCTTCGCCTCCCTGGCCTGCCGCATCAGGTCCTCGGACCGCTGGGCCGCCGCCTTCACGGCCGGCGGCATGACGACATTGGGGTCAGGCTTGCCCCGTTTCGTCACACCTCCTACCGACTCATGCGCCTCGACCATCTCTACCCGCCTTCTCTTCGATGTTGACAAAATCGTCCCGCATCTCCAGCAAGCGCCTGTTCATCCCCAATGCGACCTGGGCTTCGGCACTCGGTGCCGTCATCGACCTTTCCAGCTCAGACGCCACATATATCTTGAATGCCTCCACGAAGTCTATCCACGCCGACGGACTGTTCTTGGCCAACACATAGGTCATCCGCAGATACATCGTGCGCGCTTCCCGGCCAGGGCCGGGCATGCGCTAAAGCACCCTCTTCGGCTTCGACACATTAAGCACCGGAGGACCATGCGTCAGCATGTCGTCGACCAGCGACGGAGTCTCCTCCTTCTCGCCCTTTACTCTCTTGGAGTAACAATTGGTGGCCAACCGCGAAGCCGGCAGGCCGACCACCTTCTCGCTGACCACGCCCCACAAGCCGTTGAGCTGCTCGCGCAGGCCGCCGGCCTTGTAGTCGTGCACACCGATGTCGGTGTCGCCGCACTCCTTGGCGTCCTTCATCTGCTCGCTGCGCTTGTCCATATCAACTCCTATGGGATCGTCGCTATTCCGGCAGCCACCTTCGAAATGACCGAGGTGAAGGCGTTGTAGTCGATGGAGACGTAGGTCTTCATCGCCGGCACCGCCCCCAAGCCATTGGCGGCGGTGATGATGTCGTTGATTCGCGCGGTGAGATCGCTATGGCTGTAGGAAGC